TAGTTAAAGCCCCACCAGTTGCCAGAGTCAAAGTCCCTGTGTTATTGGTCTTTCCGTCCATGATGCCACGGACTACTTCAGCCACAGCCCTCTGGTCACCACCAAATGCAGGTAGGCTTCTAAACATTAGCGAACCCCTTGTGGAGTTACATCCACATCCACAGAGATAGCGTTATTCCAGTTAGCACCAGTAGGAGTCACCTTTAGTCTGTGGTATCTACCTGCGCTTCTGAGTGGTACTCTATTCTCTGAACTAGCCGCTACCGCAGTAGTAAAATTCACACCTTGGTTTAGCAATGTACGAGAAGCAATAGCCACAGTAGCAGAGCCATTGTCAACAATAGGTCTAGCTAGGGTTACTACTGAGTTAGCACCAATATCCAAGTCACCAGTAGAAATTACGGCTGTTTGGTTAGCACCTGTAAAACTCATTACTCTAGTTCCTAAAGTACCACCTAAGAAATACTTGCCACCAATAAACAACTGTGAGTCTAAACTTGTGGTTAAGGCATCAATAGAAGCAGAAAGACTGTCCAATTGCTCAAGCGTTACAGACGCAGTAGAGGCTTCAGACAAGAAGTCAGTACCTGCATCTCCATAAGTCCACTTCTGAGTCTTAAAGTTGTAAATCAGTACGCTTCTGTTTCCGTTAACAGTTTTGTAATTCCAGATTACAAGTTTGCGGATAGGGTCAACAGCAGCAGACATTGTTTTAAAGTCAGATTCAGAAGCATCTTGTAAGAAAAATCTATCTATCTTTTCTGCGCCAATCGCTGTGACGTTTTGTCCGTCACACATATAAAAGCCATCGTCAGACAAGAAGAATGTAACTCCTTGGTACTGAGCAATAGAGCCAGAAGCCATGCAACCCTTACCACGAGAGATGTTGTCAAACTGGAAAATAAACGGAGTACCAACGTAAGTCATTCGGTGAATGGCTCTTTCTAAAAAGACAAGACCAAACTCACCACCACGGATTCCTACAATCTGTCCACCATCAGGAATGTCCTGATAATCAGACTGTGTGTTTACATCCTCAACCCAATCAGTCTCGTTATTTAATGCTGACCAACGTACACGATACTGCTGTTGTGTCGTTTCTAGCGTATTTGCACACACGACAAAATCACGCACCACAGTAATGAACTTAGCAATAGGCGCACTAGCAGATAAATCAGCAAACGATGTAGATGTTCCTAGCGTCCATGCTTGGAGTTTCTCAGCATTGTTTGTAGAGATTACAGTCTTACCAAACTGAGTAAAGCGAACCCTATCGTTAGCACCAGTTGTCATACCTGACTTAACTTGCGTAATAGCACCCACACCAGTTACTGTGTAAATTCTGGTTGAGCCAGCAGCAAATAGTTCAGTATCACCATTAGGCTTTTTGGCAGCATAAAGAGAAGTTAAGTCTTCAGCAGCGTTACTTGTTGAAAACGTCACAGGCGCAGGAAAAGGGCCATACCCAATAGCCTGAGAAACCACGTTCTTAGCGTCAGTTAACGCACCTGACACGCTAGGTTGGTCAGGCATCCACTCACCAAAAGTTAATTTTGTCGTAGCCATGTATTACTTCCTTGAGACTGAATTGTCCAATCGTTGTCGTTAGCAGCAACTGGTGTCCATGTATTTGAATCTACTGGAACTGCTGTCCAAGTATTTGTGTCTCTGCTTACTGGTGTCCATGTGTTGTCATCTACGACAACAGGAGTCCAGTTGTCACCAAGAATAACGCCATTTGCAGTAATCGTAGCAAGCGCAGTAATCGCAATCACATTTCCATATGTAGCGTTAGCTTGTGCAGATACGTTTGCATTAGCCGTAACACTTGCTACTGCATCTCTAACCCTTATTGCATCAGCAGTTACTGTAGATGTTCCGCTAACAGTAGCAGAAGCATTTTGCTCACGAATACCAATTGCGCTTACTGTTGCGTTACCAGTAATACTAGCTACACCTTCAGCGACAATACCGCCATTTGCAATAAATGTTGCAAAACAAGTTACAGATGCAACACCATCCTTGATAATGCCACCAACAGCAGTTACATCAGCACTACAGGTAACGCTTGCACTTGCAAACTGAACACGGATAGCATCGCAGATAACGATTGCTACTGCGTCTATTCCAACTGTAGCGTTCTGTACCCTAATGCCTTCACATGAAGCACTAGCAGAACATTCAATGCTTGCACTAGCGTATTGAACCCTGACAGCATCTGCCGTAACAGTCGCTGAACCATCTACTGCCCCACTACCAAACTGAACCCTTGTACCATCGGCTATAACGCTTGCAGACGCAGTTACAGACCCATAGGCATCCCATAGGGTTACAGATGTTTCATAAAGTGGACTATCGAGTGTGAGTGTTAAGTCATCAATGCTAGACTTTAAATTGTCTAGCGAGTCAATTGTCCACGGAGGCAGTAAATCAGCCATCTCACGCTAAAGTAACGCTCAATGAACCAGCAGCAATGCGGAACACATCACCAGTTGCAATAGTCTTAGAAGCATCTAGTGGTGTGTGATACAGCAAGTTACCTGCGGTAGAAGCATCACGGATACCAACATAGGCAACAGTACCCCATGAGCCACCAGCTTGAGGAAACTCAATAGCAGCAGAGTTGGTAGTTGCACCATTGCTAGGCGCACCAAATGTAATTGACTGACGAGCATAGCTAGTACCAGATACTTCTGTACCTGTGTCAGCGTCTGTTGGGTCAGATGTATAAAGGGCTAAGTACACAGTTGTTGGTGCTGTGTAAGTAGTGCCACGCAGAGTTCCGTTAATTAACGAGTTCTCTAAGAAATTTGACATTTCAGCCATGATGTTGTCCTATGTAAAATTTATTACTTTTCGCCATGTTTTCTTCCGCAAGAAGAATCCTTAAATTTGATGGAACATGAAGACCTGATACATATTTTCCTCTTAATGGGATGATGTGGTCAACATGATATTTTTTACCTTCTTTATCGCTTAACTCTTTTGCTTCAAGATAAATATTCTTAATATTTTCAAAGTCTTGTTTTGTTAGCCAGCAAGGAACACGCTTTAATTTTGTTGCTCTTTTCCTAGCTGATTGCTCTAAAACTTTGTGAGGGTTTTTCTTTGCCCACTCTCTAACTTTAGAAGAATTAAGCAATTTAAACTCATTGTTGTCTTTTATCTTTTCGTAATGTCTTTTTGCTGCTTCAAGCATTTTTTCTTTGTTTTCGCTATTCCATTTTTTGATAGCAGAATAAACCTTATCTTTATGCTTTTCAGCATACCTTTTTTGAGAAGCCCTTCTTAAGACTTTTTGTTCTTCAGTAAGCATTTTATCTTGCTGTAAGTTTCATAGCCAAAGGAACGCCCGAATATTGTCCTTCTTCATCAGATTTTGCTAATGAAGAAATTGCCCTGTCGTACATTGTTCCCCAAGTGTTTATCCTTGCGTCATTGTATAAATATGGCTCGGCTTCAATCAAAGAAGCGTAGAGCAAAGCATCTGGTGCTGTTGTCAGGAATACGTTAGTTGTATTGCTAGACGATAGATAAGCTGGCGCAGAGAAGTACAACAGTTTTACTGTATAGATACCATCTGGTGCTGGAGATACTTGAAAGTCGTTAGCAAGAATTGTGTAAGACAAAGGAACACCAACTTCTGATGCTCTTGGGTCATTAGACAATGCTGATGGACTTGAGTAGCTAAGTGGCTGAATAGGATTTGTCATTACAACAAAATCACGCACCTGCAAAAAGTCAGCAGGTATCTCAATGGTATTGTCACCAGATACTGTAGCAGTCGTAACGGATTTCAACATCTGGCGAATACGCAACTCTCTACGGAGTCGGTTTTCAGCAAATGTAATAAAGTCGGGAATCTGAGAAGTCAAGTCAGACCTAGCCAAATAGTTGGCTATTGAAGTCTGCAAGTCAGAATATGTTGAGAGGCTCATACAACTCCTGTCCTAGTGCGCCATGCACGATTCATTGGGTCATTTAACCAAGCAGCAAAACGCTTGTCATCAAGAACAGCAAAGCCACGCATGATTCCAGCTTTGTTTAAGTCATCAATAACTGTCATTGGAATAGATGCAACCTTGTTACCAAACAATTGGTCAGACCATCTTGCTCTCTCGTCATACGAGTTATATTCTTTTTTATTCTGCTCAACAATGTCAGACACATCTTGACGAGTCTGAATAACGATACCGCCCTCACCATCAGCGTGAACAGCAGTTTGTCTAA